GCAAACAAGGAGCACGGGGCGGGCCCGAAGGCCCACCCCGGTACGTCAGCAGCTTCCTCAGGCCGTCGCCGTCGCCGGCGCGCCGTCCGCGATCCGCGGCTCCAGCATCTCGATCAGGATCCCGCCCAGGAGCGGGGAATCCACCTGTTCCACCGACTTCGAGCGCACGAAGCTGTAGCCGCTCGCGAGCAGCGCCTCGACCGCGATCTCGCACTCGACGACCTGGTTGGAGCCGGCGGTCGTGGTGAAGCCCGCGGATGTCGCGGCCGCCCAGGCCCCGGGTGCCGATCCGGCCACCGTACTCCGATACCGGAACGGCACCGCACTCACGTTCGTGGGCGTGGTGTCGTCGCAGGCTTCGATCGTGATCAGGGTCGTGCCCGTGGTGCCGACTCCCCAGTGATAGACGAACCGGACGCGGCCGTGATGCTTCATGCTCACGACGTCGCTGGTGACCGTTCCGCTGAATGCGTCCGCCACCGCGGCCAGGCCCACTTCGAGATGGGATTGCTCGATCGCGAGCGCCGTCATCCCGACGATCAGCGGCGCCAAGATGGGCAAGCCGTGCCAGGCCAGGGGATCCGGCGGCGCCGGCAGGACGTCGCCGAACACGGCGATCAGGACCGCGACAGCGGCGAAGCAGAGGATCTTGGTGGTCGTGCTCATAGTCGTCAGTCTCCCGCAAGGGGGTCCAGTGGGCTCCCGGAGGAGCCCACGCCGAGGTTCAGGTTATGCCCTCGCCGCCAGCGTCACGAACGGCGACAGGGTGTTCGCGGCCGCGCCCTTGTAGGGCGTGATCGGCGAGTTGTGCTTGGGCGCGCCGTTGACCCGGCTCACCCAGCGGAACGTCCGCTCGTTGTAGAGGAAGCGGACGTGAATGGAGTCGGCCGCCTGGATCCCGCCCTTCGTGATGAGCTTGTACTGCGTGAGGTCCAGGAAGCAGATGTCGCCCACGTCACCGAGGGCGGAGCAATGCTCGATCTCGATCACCGGGCGGCCCTTGATCCGGCCGAAGGGCGACTCGGACAACCCGCCGGCGGGCATGTAGACCAGCTGCCCGCTGGTGCCGGTGCCGATCTGCAACTGGTCGAGCTGCGGGTTGACTTCGGTGTTGATGAACCAGAACCCGCGCGCCTTGGAGCGGGGCAGGATCCGGGCCCACATGTTGGAGATGTTCTCCGCCACGACCGTGTCGGCGAGTTGGCCGGTTTCCTTGGCCACGGAGACCGTGACCGGGGCGTTCAGGATGCCGAGGCACTGGCCGGCGCCGGTGCCGCGGAAGATCTCGTCGTCCAGGACGAAGCCGAACTCGTCCCGGAAGGCCTCCTGGAACACCGAGGCCATGGCCGGCGCATCCTGGAGCAGCCGCTCGGTCAGGTACGCCACGCCCATCAAGTCCTCGAGCCGGCTCTCCCACTTCTTGATCTTGGGCTTCTTGGCCGTGACCGTGTCGGCCTCGGCGGCGCGGTAGATCTGCACGCCACCCCAGCGGGAGCCCGTCGCCCGGCTCTTCTCGTCGATGGTCACGACCTCGAGCCCGTCGCTGTTGGCGCCGATCTCGGTGACGCTGCACCGGGACGAGAGGGCGCCGGATTCGAAGCCCTCTTTCATCAGGTCAACGGTGAAGTCCTTCTGGATCAGGAATCCGCCATCGCCTCCGACCTGGGTGGAGGCCCCGCTCACGGCGGCGCTGATCCGGAGCAGGCGCTGGTCGATCTGCCCGCCGGGCAGGCCGGCGATCGAGACACCCGTGGGCGCATAGGCCGCGGCGATCGCGGCCAGCTGCTCGCCCAGCGTGGCGAACGGTTTCTCCGCTTCCCGATCGCCACCCACGCGGATGGTGGGGTCGGCCGTCGGGACCCGGAGCGGATCGGGCTGGTTGGCCTGCTGTTTGAGCTTGAACAGCTCGACGCCGATCACGTCGAGGCTCAGGTCGCCCTCGGCGTACTCGACGGCCTTCTCGGGATGGCCCGCGGCCGCGCACAGGTTCTTGACCTGCGTGAGCCGCGCCTTGAAGGCGACGAGATCCTGGGTGGAGGCCCCGGCATCCGGGGCCGCGGCTGGATGGGTCATACCACGGTCCTCCTGGTGATCGGCCTTCGGGGCCGGTGGGGAAACGTCACGGCGCTCCGGAGGAGGCGCCGGGGGAGCACTGGCAACGGGCATGGGCAGCGCGGTCCGGGCGGCGAAGCGGACCGCCGCGTCCAGGCCGACCGCGTGGAGCATGGCGGCCAACAGGGTGGAGCTCGCGGCCGGCCGTGCAGACGTCTGCGAGCCGGCCATCCGGCGCATGGGTAGGACGCCCGGGCGCTGGAGTTGGGCCACCAGCTGGCGGTGGGTCGCCTCGAAGGTGCCCAGGCGGTCGGCGAGGCCCGTCTGGACCGCGTCGCGGCCGACGAAGACGCCGCCGGCACCGTAGGCCTCGACGACCTTCGCCTCCGCGACGTCCCGATTCCGGGCGACGTCGGCCAGGAAGACGCCGGCGAGCTGGTCCACGATCGCCTGGTGCTGCTCCTTACCCGCTTTGCTGGTCGGGTCGAGGTGCTTGTTCGGGGTCTGGCTGGAGACGAACTCGATCTCACGGCCGCCGTCCTCGTCCAGGCCTTCGCCGGGCTGGTAGACCGTCATCGCCACGCCCAGGCTGCCGAGGATCGCGGTGCTCGCGGCCACCACCTCGTCGGCCGCGCTCGCGATCCAGTACGCCGCCGAGGCGGCGAACCCGTCCACGTGCGCGAGGATGGGCTTGGTCCCGCGGGCGTTGAAGATGAGATCCGAGACCTCCGCGGCGCCGAAGACCTCGCCGCCCGGGCTGTCCACGGCGAGCACGATCGCCCGCACGCTGGGATCCTGGAGCGCTCGGTGGAAGTCGGCGGCCAGGACCTCGTAGGAGGTGGCCCCGGAGATTTCGGCGAAGATATTGGCGTAGCGGAACATCGGGCCCGACATCGGAATCGTGGCGATCCCGTCGCGGACGGTGACACTGCGTGTGTGGTCGAGCGGTTGTCCGATCTCGGCCGCGAGAGCCTCCGGCGAGAGGTTCCGCCGCTCGGCGATCGCGAGCATCTGGCGGATCCACTCCGGACGGATCGCCCAGGGGATCGTCAGCAGGGTCTCGATGACCTGGCGGGCGGCCTTGGGTTCGGTCATGCCCCACCTCGAGCAAGGAGTAGGGGAACGCGCTCCTGCGCCTCGGGATCGTCGGGTGGCGCGGCGCGGCGCGGCATCGCCGGCTGGGCGGGTTGCGGCACGGGCACGGACAGGCCTTTCGACCGCATCAACTGCTCTTCCCGGGCCTGGTCCTCGAGGACCTCTTCGAACTCCACGCCCTGCTGCCCCAGGACCATCGTGCGGCTGGTCAACCGTTGGTCGATCGCCTTGATGGACGCGTCCTGGTCCTTCTCCGGATCCACCCAGGCCCAGCCACGCGGTTGCCAGCTGATGTCCCGGTACCGCGCGAGCGGCACCCGGGCATCCAGGCGGCCGGCCAACAGCGCCCAGGGCAGCCACTCCTGATAGACGCGTTGGTGGAAGTGCTCGATCAGCCAGTGCTGGATGACCCGGTAGTGGTCGCGTTCGTCCAACATGCCGGCCCGGATCGAGGAGTAGTTCACACCCTCGAGGTCGTTGGCGAGCACGTTGTAGCTGATCCCGAGCCCGGTGGAGACCGAGCGCAGGACCGCCTTGACGAAGTCCGGGAATGCCGCGACCGGGTGCTGGGGCGTGAAGGTCTTGACGTCCAACCCGGCGGGCAGCTCCTGGAACGTGCCGGGCTCCGCGTCGATCGCGAGCGGCTCCTTGCTGTCCGGCTCGTCGACGCTGCCGCCCAGGTCGTCCACGTCCCGGGTGAAGAACCCGCCCGAGGCCGCCGCGACGCGGGCCGCCACCAGCTCGGCCTCGAAGTAGCCGCGAAGCATGTTGAGATCGAGCATCACCGAGGCAAGCCAGGGCACATACCGCGTCTGCAACGGACGGTCGGGCTCGCCGAGGTGGATGATGTCCGCTGCGGGAATGGGCTTGCACCGACCACGGCGGTGGATTTCGGAGGGATGCCCGTCCCAGAGGTGATAGGCGAGCGGTCGACCCCAGATGTCCACTTCCACCCCCATCCGGATCTCGTTGCGATCGGGGCCGGAGGGGATGTTGTAGGTCTCGTCCAGCTGGTCCGGATCCAGGACCTGCAACGCGAAGCCAAACGGGTTGTCGAAGCCCCGCACGATCCGGATCAGGATCTCGCCGTCCGACGGCGCGTTTTTCATCAGCAGCCGCTGGAGACCGAACCAGGAGAGCTTCCCGTCGACCGTGCAGCTGCCCGGTTCGCCCCAGCGCGCCCAGGCGTCCTCGATCCGCTGATTCGCGGTCTCGAGGGGTACACCGTTGGTCTCCAGGCGCGCCTGGAGCCGGATCCCGTGGGGGCCGATGACGTTCTGGGTGAGCAGCTGCACGTAGCGCCGGACCCAGGAGGTGTTCCGCACCAGCTCGCGCGCGCGATCGCGCAGGGTGATGAGCGAGCCCCGGATCTCCTGGTCGGCGCTCCGGTGCGCCATGATCCAGTCGAGCGTGAGCCGCCCGATCTGGGCGCCGGCGAAGTCGGCGCGCGGCCGGTGGACGAGGGAGCGCACGAAGCCCATCAGCGGAGGCCCTTCCAGGCGAACAGCAGCAGGACCGCCCCGAAGACAATGGCGGCCCAGCCACGGCCATACTCCGCGGCGACGCCGGCCGTGAGCGCCCCGAGCCCGGTGTAGGTCAGCGCGTCGTGCCGGTCCTTGAGCACCAACCGGAGCGCCCGCGCGATCGCGCCGCGGACCACGGCGAGCCGGTTAGGCATGGGTGGGGAACCGGACATGGTGGGGCCGCACCAGGGTGCCCGTGCGCTCCTGGCGCACCAGGCCGGCGTAGCGGCCGCGGAGCCGCGTGAGCTCGCGGATGGGGATCTTATTGACCGCGCGGCCGGCGATCTGATAGGACTCGAGGTCCGAGGTGAGGCGGCCTTCGAGCGCTGCCTCGATCACCGCCAGCGTCTTCTCGGCGTGGGTTTGGAACGTTCCGGCGACCGCCACACGCGGGTCCGGCTCGACCACCAGGACGGTGTCGAGCTCATCCAGCGTCTCGCGGCGGGCGGCGTACGCCCCAGAGCCGGCGAACTTCCCGATCAGGCGGTAGCGCCCGGGCGTGAGTGGCGCAGTCTTCGCGGCGGTGATGCTGATGAGCCAGTGATTGACGTCGTCGCCCGAGCTCTGCCACGCGACCGTGATGTCCGTGTTATCCACGAGACGGCTGACGCCCTGGAGGTCATACTGGAGGTCCCAGCCCTCGGATTGGGGATAATCCGGATGGTCGGCGATGCGGAAGCGGACGGAGTCGCCCGCGTAGATCGTCGACGGGGGCCCAGTTGGCGTGGTCGGTGCCATCTGGGGTTGCAAAATGCGGGGGTCCGGGCGCCGGACCTATGGTATTATTCGAAAACCGGTTAACCGGTTTTCGGAAGATGCTCAGGCGGATTGCTTGGCCCGCCGCTGTTCAACGAGGTGCTCGATCGCATAGTGCGTGAGGTTGAGGCGATAGGTATTGCAGCTCCCCTGGCGCGGGCCCGCTTCCAGGTACCCCTCGTCGACCAACCGGGCGAGCTTCTCGCTGACGCGCGTTTGCGCGATCCGGATGGCCTTGGCGACGGCCACTTGTTTGATGGGCCGGAACTCGTGGCCGCTGAGATCCGGCAGGACCTCGAAGAGCACCCGGAGCTCGGCGCTCAGGATGCCGCCGTGCTCGCGCGCCCAGGTGCGATAGGTCAGCAGGTCCGTCACGTCCCCCACCCCCGGTACACCCAGCGGTTCCCGCGTGGCCGGCGCCGGCGCGCTGAGGGCGCTTCCTCCTCGGCTGGCTCCTCGACATCGTCGCCTGCTGGCGGGCTCACCGGCTTCGCCGTGGCCTGCTGCTGGAGCCCCAGCGCCAGTTTGCCGAGCTGCTCACGGAGCCGCGGCCCCAGCGCGTGCAGCGCCGCGAAGTTCAAGACCTTGAGGTCAATCGCCTCGTTCCGATCGCGGACTTGGAGATAGGTCCGGACCGGCCGGCCTTTGACCTTCCGGATCACGGCCTTCTCGGCGCCGAGCTGCGCGAAGTACTCCGCGTCAGCCCCGTCCTCGAGCGGCTGGCAGAAGTGGAAGTACTTCGGGCCCGGGCGCCGGATCCGGAGTCGCGCGAAGAGGGTGTCCTTCATCGCCACTGTCCCCACCACGAACACCTTGACCCCGTCCCGGTTCGGCCGATTCGGCCGCGAGAGCGGCGCCTTGCCTTTCTCGTCGACCCCTTTCGACGCCCAGACGTTCCGGCCCTGCCGCGGCCGCACGAACCGATACACCTCGGTGGTCCTGTAGCCGGAGTCCACCATGCACGCCCGGATCCGGAGCGTGGTCCCGGTCTCGTGCCGGAAGGCCCGGGTGAGCACCGCCTCGAGCCGCTGCCAGACCTCGTCCTGAGACGGATCGCCGTGCAGCCGGTGGTGGGCGATCAGGTAGTTCTCCTCGCCGGCGGCCCAGCCATCCACCTCGACCTCGAGCCGATCGGCGTGGACGTCGACGCCGGCCGTCAGGAGGCCCACGCCCGCGGGCACCTCCGCTGGGTACTTCTCCGCGCGCCCTGCCAACGCGTCCGGGCTCAATTGTTCACCACGCTCCTCCCAGGTCTCGCCCAGAATCGTGTTGACGAAGACCTGCAGGAGCTCGCGATCGTCCTTCGCCTCGAGGAAGTCCGTGACCAGCAGCGGCCAGCGGGCGCCGTCGAACAGCGAGATCAGCGCGTTGATGTGCCAGCCCGGGTAGCGGCCGTCCGGGTTCGTCGGCACCCACCGGCCGGCGCGCACCATCTGTTCCTTCTCGCTCTCCTCGATCAAGGCCCCGCACGCGGCGCAGAGATAGGCCACGGTGTCGGGCTTCCCCTCTTCCCACTTGAGCCCGTATCGCCTGTCGGGCCCGCCCCACTGGAGCCGCTGGAGCTCGCGACAGTGGGGGCAGGGCACGTGGTAGTACCGCTGGTCGGAGAGCTCGAAGGCTTTCTCGATCCGGCTCAAGCCCTTGAGGGTGGGCGTGGAGCCGATGACCTGCTTCCGGTTCCAGAAGGTCGTCAGCCGGCGCTCCACCAACTTGACCGGGTCGCCCTCGGTGCCGGCGGACGCTGGGTAGCGATCGACCTCGTCGAGGAACGCCACGCGCGCGGGCATGGCGGCCAGGCCCTTGGGGCTCGTGGCCCCGACGATGTTGAGCACCCCCCCGGGGAACATCTTCAGAAGGATGGTATTCTCGCTCGAGCGGGACTTGGCCTCCGACACCTTCCCCCGCAGGCACGGCGTGTCGCGCAGCATCGTGGCCAGTTTCATCTTCGACCACTTGTCGGCCTCGCCGTCGCTCGGCTGCACGATCATGATCGGCGAGGGATCCTGGTCCACGAAGTACCCCACCCCGTTGTTCACGATGCCCTCGGTGTAACCGACCTGGGCGCTCTTCATCACCACCATGAGCGGGATGTCCGGATCCCCGACGGCGTCCATGATCTCCCGGAGATAGGGCACGCGATCGGTGCGCCAGGGCGCCGGCTCGGCGGAGACCTCGGGCGAGAGCATCCGGCGTTGATTCGCCCAGGCCGACAACGTGAGCCGCGGGCTCGAAGCCAACCGCCGGCGGATCGCCACCGCCGCGCGCGTGCGATAGGACTGCAGGGCCACCGGCGGCGTGGCGAAGCTCATGCGACATGGTCCAGGGCATCCGCCACCAGCTGCAGCTGGCCTAAGAGGTCGTCGGCCAGCTCCTCCAGTCGTTTGCGCGCTTCCATGGTCTTCAACTTGGTGAACCGCGGCGCGCGGGCCGGCAGGTTCTTGATGGGGGCGCGGAGGCGCTCGAGCACGTTCTCGAGCTGGGCGACCGCGTCATCAACGCTGATGGCGTCCCGCTGCGCCTTGGCCAGGTCGATCTCGGCGATCTTGATCTCGATCGCCAGTTTGCGGGCCTTCTCCTTCTCCAGGGATGGCGCCTGCTCCTGCAGGCGGTCGAGTTTCCGGCGGTAGTACCAGACTTCGGACGCGTGCGTGTACCACAACTGCCGGCCGTCGCGCTGCCGGGGGATCCCCTCGCCCACCATCTTCTCGACCGCCGCGGTCGTGAGCCCCAGGCGCTTGGCAAAATCCGCCTTCCCGTAGCGTTCCGCCGAGGGTCGGGCGGTCTTGACATGCTTCTTGGGCTGGGTAATAGGAAATCCCTCATGATTCCGTGCGAACTAGGGAGCAACCGGCGTCGTCGGTACCCGCTGTGGATCCCGGGGAAAGGACCCGCGCTATCTGTGATCGTCGCCGCCGCGAGAGCAAGGGTAGTAAGGTGAGCATGACGCCACGGCCGCGGACGCCAGAGACGCGCCAATGCCAGATCGACTTACGGTTCCCGCGGGCCCTGAAAACAACCCTGCCGCCGAAGAGGCCGGTGAGTCGATCGAGGGGTTCGCGGTGGAGTTGCTCGGCCGCGACGGTTCCATGTTGCCCAAAGGTCCCCTCGCCTTCCAGGAATCCGGCAGCCCAAAACAGGTCCCGCAACGCCATGTCCGCCGTCGGAGGCCTTGTGCGCATTGGATGCTTGCCGAAGGTCGGCCTGTGCTTCTTACGGGGCACGTGGCCAGCTAGATGCTCAACCCTATAATTTGTGACTCTGTGACCACAACCGCAGGAGCACAGCGGCGCGCGGGAGGATTGCCAGCGGCTTAGGGATTGTTGCTGGTAGTGTTGGTATCTCTCTGGGTGTGCAGCCCTATCGCGCCGATTCCAATGTCTCTTCTTAGCTGGATCTCTATACGGCATGGGATCCATCGATCCGTTTGATTAC